AACTAATCCCAACAGGTATCTATCTAGAACTGCCAGTGGGCTATTGCGCCAAGATCTACGCGAGATCTGGTATAGCTGACAAGAAGGGTTTATGCCCATCCAACGCTGTAGGGATCATTGACTCTGATTACCGTGGTCAGGTGTTTGTGTCACTAATGAACCATAGCCAAGTAACGCAATACATTGAACCAGGTGAGCGTATTGCTCAGTTAGTGCTTGAGAAAGTCGAACTAATCGAATGGCAAAAGGTGGATGAGCTAAATGAAACAGACCGAGGTATTGGTGGGTTCGGATCAAGTGGCGAAAAGACGGCGGCATAACTACCTCAAGGATCGTTATAACTGTGAGACAAAGGAAATCTTGCAGTTGTTTTCTCTTAGAGGTTACACGTTACGCGAAACGGCAGACCGTCTTGATATGAAGTACAGCACCATCAAGACACAAGCCTGGGAGCTAGGTATCCAGTTCAAGAATGGTAGTGCAAGCATTGACCGTCATAACACTGTCACCTATCAAGGAAAGGAAATGGGCATTAAGGAATTAGCAGACGAGCACGGGATGAACTGGAAGACCCTATCTGACCGCCTACGTTACGGCTGGACGGCAGAAGAGGCTGTAATGACACCAGTAAGGGATGGTAACTGGATGCACCGTGAGGGGACTGATAGAGAGCCTACAGGTACAGACATAACATCAATATGGTTAAGAAAGGCGTGGAAGCTATGACCGAAGAAGATCAAAGCGTTGTTGATGAAGGTGCATTACTCATCTGCCTATTGGTAACAATGATTACTGAGCTAAGTGATAGATCACGGGATGAACAAGACGATGAAGTTATAGAGTCAGCAATGAACTGGGTGGAAGAGTGTACGGATGTTGTACAGATACTATCCATGACCGAACACTAATCTCGAACAGTTGGAATAAGTAGGGAAATAAAATGGCTGGAAATAATGGTAACGGGCGTAAGAAAGGCACTCCAAACAAATCTACGCAGACAATTATGGATAAGTTATCCGAGCTTAACTGCGATCCGCTAGAGGGTATGGCAAGGATTGCAAAGAGAGCGATGGATGAGGGTGAGTTCATGTTAGCTGGCAATATGTACAAAGAACTAGCCCAGTATGTTGCACCTAAGCGCAAGAGTATTGAAATGCAGAGTCATGTGACCTTTGAAGAGAGCTTGCACGATATGTCTAATGATGAGCTTGACGACACTCTAAAGGGTTATAGCCTTGATCCAACAAAAGTATAGCCGTACTGAGTTAATACTATTAGCTAAAGAGCGTGACAGGCGGAAGAAGGTGTATAGATACCGTGACATTTTCCCTGACCTGTACAAGTTCCAGGCTGACACTGTACGTTTTACTAAGAATAAGACTGCAGTATTACTATGCGCTGCAAACCGTATAGGCAAGACTTACCTGGGCACTTACATTGATGCGGTCCACCTTATGGGTGATTACCCTGATGATTGGGATGGCCACACGTTTGAGCACGCACCGACTTGCTGGTTACTGGGTTACTCAGGAGAGAAGACGCGCGACCTACTGCAGACTGCTTTATTTGGTCGCTTAGAAGATCGTAAATTCTTAGGTGGATTAATCCCTGCTAACTTGATTGTTGATTACGTTTCTATGACAGGCACATCGGGTGCTATGCGTGAGGTGAGGGTAAAGCATAAGTCAGGTGGTGTATCTATCTGCCAGTTCTGGTCCTACACACAGGGCCAACACGCCTTAATGGGTGACTCTGTTGATTGGTATCACATCGATGAGGAACCAAAAGACCAAGCCATCTATCCCCAGGTGGTCACTCGTACTCTAACAGGTGATGGCGGCAAGGGTGGTCGAGGCATATTAACCTTTACACCAGAGAATGGCCGTACTGAGACAGTGATTAGCTTTATGGATGAACCAGGCGAAGGTCAGGCATTTATTCAGGCTGGTTGGGATGATGCGCCACACCTATCCGAAGACGCTAAACGCCTAATGCTGGACCAATACCCAGCCTATCAGCGTGATATGCGAAGCAAGGGAATGCCAATGCTAGGACACGGTAGGATCTATGACCTGGACGAAGACTCAATCAAGTGCGATCCACTCAATATACCTAATCACTGGTTTGTTATTAACGCAATGGACTTCGGTTGGGAGCATCCCCAGGCACATGTTCAGCTCGTTGAAGATAGAGAGAGCGGCACGTTTTATGTAACTCAAGCATGGAAAGCAAGTCACGTTGCACCAGAAGTCGCATGGGCCACTGTAAAGCCCTGGGCGCTTGGTGTACCTACATCATGGCCACTGGATGGATTGCAGACCGAGAAGAACGGCACAGCGAATCAGCAGAAGGATTACTACATTGATGCAGGCTTCGATATGTTACACGCCCACGCTACCTGGCCTGATAAGACCAATGGTGTGGAGGCTGGCTTATATGAGATCCGTGACCTAATGATTAAGGGCCGATTCAAGGTGGACCGTAACCTAAGAGATCTCTTCAATGAGTTCAATCAATACCATCGCAATGCTAACGGCAAGATCTCCAAAACAACGGACGACTTACTTGATGCAGTACGTTACGCGTACATGATGAGAAGGTATTCAATTCCGTGGGGTGAGCGTAATAGATTAACCTCGCCTGGAGTCATAAGTTCTTTCTAATAACCGCGTAAATGAGTGGCAATCTGCAGTTATATTAATTAGGAGTATCGGTCATGAGCACCCCAAAGAGAGCCAAGAAAAAATTATACCCAAAATCAGATGCAGGCATGGCCGCTTTTAGCAATGCTAAATATGAAGATGTGATGTTAAAGAGAGCAGCCACTAAGGGTAGTAAACTTGATCTCACCACTAGCCGGGTGTATGAGAATAAAAGGCAGGGCGCATTACAGAAGCAAGCATCGACTCGATATTTAGCTAAAAAATATCCAAACATGACATACGATGATGCGTTCAAGGCGGAGAGAAAGAGAGCGAATGAACCAGACAGAGGCAGGCGCAGCCCTGAACCGCGCCCTATAAGAATGCCAGATCCAACACCTCGCGGTATAAGAATGCCAGATCCAACACCTCGTGGTAGAAAAATACCAATGCCATCGAGAGAGCCAACTGGCACAGTAATACAAGATGGGCCTGGCCCAGGTAAACAAGGTGGCTATAAGCATTATATACCAGATAACGTAGGTGGCCCAAGAAGCCCAAGTAATCCACCTATGCCACCAAATACGAGGGTTATACTTAATCCACCTAAGCCACCAGGTCTACCGCCTATATCAATGGATCCGCGTCCACGTGTTCAGCCTACACCTACGCCTCGACCTAAGCCTGGCGTTCCGACTCCACCAGATGGGTATGAGCCACCGCGTCGACCTGAGCCTGAGCCACCTCGTCCAGTTGAACCGCGTCGACCTCCACAAGAGCCGATATACGATCCAAAGCCACCGCGTCCTGAGCCAAAGCGTCCTAAGCCTGCGCCTCGCCCTGCACCCGCTAGGATTCCGACTAAGGTAAAGGCTTCTACTACGCCTAAAACTAGACCTAAGACAGGACGGGCAAAGGTTAGAGGGATCACAAGCATAAACGCGCTGGATGATAAGAACCGTAAATCATATCGCAAGCTATAGAACGCTCTATCTAATAACCGCGTAGGTTAAGCGCAAGGTACTAGCTAACAGTGCCTATGTGTGTGGCGCATATTTCTAAAGGGTTTCATCATGGGTAACGGCAGTAGCAAGTATTTTAAAAGCACCACTAAAACTAAAACTAAAGCAAAAAAAGGTAACGGCCTTTCAGATTCCGAAAAGTATATGGCGAAAATGGTGCAAGCCTATCAGTATGGGTCTGGCTATACGCCTGCAACAGTTACTAAATCAACTGCCAAGACCACAGCCAACACTGATAACAAGATCACTAAGTCCGCTAAAGCAACTGCAGGTAGTGTACATGAGCGTAATAGCGGCACTGGTGTAGTTAGTAGGCCTGCAACAGTTACTAAATCAACTGCCAAGACC